TAAGCAACTATACAAAAGAAAACGAAGCACAGTTAGTGACTTCATCTGTATTAGGTGCAAAAACTGCTGCCCTTATTAAAAGTGCAGGTAATGTTATGGTCGGTGTTAAATCAGCAGAAACTATCAACATTATGGATACAGATGCTTTCTTCCAAGCAGGTGGTACTTGCGGATGGAATGCATCAGGTACAACTACTTTTACTCAAAGAACTGTAACAGTAGGTAAAATCAAAGTACAAGAGGCTTTATGTCCTAAAGCATTAGAAGCTAAATACTTACAAAAGGCTTTACCAACAGGTAGCCAATATGATTCAATTCCTTTTGAGCAAGATTATTCTGATAGAAAAGCTAAAACAATTGCTTCTCAATTAGAGACTGCTATTTGGACAGGAGATACTGCTTCTGCTAATGGTAACTTGAATAAGTTTGATGGTTTTATCAAATTAATCGGTGCTGCAAGTGGTGTAGTAGATGCGAATGTATCAGGATTTATTTCAGGTGCTCCATTAACTTCTATCACTGCAGCTAATGTTGTTAGCTTGTTTGATGGTATCTACAAAGCAATCCCTGCAAAAGTAGTAGCTGCTGAAGATATGGTTATTGTTTGTGGTATGGATACTTTTAGAACTTACACAATTGCATTAAAGAACGCTAATATGTTCAATTATGCTTTTGATGGTAAAGCAGATGCTGAATTTGTATTGCCTGGCACTTCTATTAAAGTAGTAGCTTTACAAGGTTTAAACGGAACAAATGATGTTTTTGCAATGCGTTTAAGTAACTTGTTCTTGGGTACAGATTTATTGAATGAGGAAGAAAAGTTTGAAATCTTCTTTGCAAAAGAGGCTGATGAAGTTCGTTTTGCAGCAGAGTTCAAAATGGGTGTAAACTTTGCTTTCCCTGATGAAATCGTTAAAGTAACAATTTAATTATAAGGGGGTGAAATATCCCCCTATTTTTTAATAAGATAAAATAAACAAAAATGGCGTGTGCATTAACACAGGGATATACCCTAGATTGTCGTGATTCTTTAGGCGGAATTACGGAGGTTTATTTTATTGCAAGTTCAGATGTAACTTCAACTACCGAAGCTAGTGGTGTAATTACTGCATTAGTTAAAGCAACAGGTAAGAGGTTCTATAAATATGAGTTAACCAAAGGAACTTCAATGCTTACAGAGAATGTAGCATCTAATGTTCAAAATGGTACTTTATATTTTACCCCTGAATTGACAATAATTTTAAATAAGTTACAAGCAAATACAAGAAATGAAATCTTGTTATTAGCACAAAATAGACTTGTCGCAGTTGCTAAAGACAACAATGGTAAGTTTTGGTATGTAGGTAAAACAAGGGCAATAGATTTAACTGCAGGTAGTGCCGCAACAGGTACTGCTGAAGGAGACAGAAGCGGATATACTTTAACATTTACAGGTGCTGAACCTAGTTTATGTCCTGAAGTAAATAGTGCAGTTGCTGCTGCTCTTACAACTGCAGGTTAGGTTTGTAGTTTTTCATAGTTAGTTCCCCTGCCTAGTTCTCTAGGTGGGGGTTTTTGTGTTATATATATCCACCATAATGTATCTTATTTGACACTAATGATGGCAATATGAGTCATTAATGGCACTTTATGATGTACATTTGTTAATCATTATTGAGCCGCTTATCAATCATTTTCGGCTCATTTGTCAAGTTATATATTTACCTTTTGATTGATAAAGTAAAATAATAGCTTTACTATTTTACTTTGAGTAAAATTACTCACTCCATTGAGTAATATCAAAACTTGCAGAGTTTACATCTTTTGCTATTAGGGTAGTATTACTACTTTTATATTCATTTGCACCTATTTCGTAACAAATCTTACCCTTTATATGTTACAAGATATAACCGAATTGCCCATCACTTTGTCACATATTTATATAAATCGGTAACACTTATTCTATTTTGCAAACATTCATTATTTCCCTATATATTAGTAATGATACATTTGACAAAAGGCGAAACAAATACTATTGTGTTAACATTAACTGAAAAGCAGTTATTGACTAACCCAAACTACTTATTTGTGTTTACTAACAGAAGTAGCAATGTAGTAATAAGTTTTGTAAAATTATACGCAACAGATACAAGTTTATATAAGGATAGATATAATGAATTTAGCATTGTAACTAATACCAATTTTAGCACCGCTTTAGAAGGGCAATACACATACGAGATATATGAACAAGCAAGTACTAGCAACACAAATCCTAGTGGCTTAAACAAGCTAGAAACAGGCATTATGTGGCTTCTAGGTACTACTATTTCATATACAGAATATACAACAACAGACACTTATACAATTAGACAATGATAGATTTAAGAGTTCTAACATTCGCAGAAGCTAGGCAACCTGAATTCAAAGAGAAAAAAGGTATTGATGGCGGCTACATTAAATATGGGGAAAATAATGATTACCCTGAATATATAGTTGACTTATATAACAAGTCATCAAAGCATAGTGCAATCATTAAAAGTAAGGTTCACTACATTACAGGTAATGGTTGGAGTGGTGAGGCAGATGCTCAAGCCTTTATTGATTACGCAAATAGAGTTGAATCTTTAGATGATTTAACTAGAAAGGTATCTTTAGATATTGAAATATTTGGGGGTGCTTATATGGAAGTTATTTGGGATTTAGCAGGTAATTTAGCCGAGATATGGCATTGTGATTATGTTAAGATACGCACGAATAAAGATAATACGCAGTATTGGTATAAAGAAGATTGGAAGGATAACAAAGTTAAACCTGATGTTATTGCTGCTTTTAATCCTAAACAACCAATAGGCAAACAAATTTTATATGTAAAAGAGTACAGACCAAACATAGGTATATATGGATTGCCTAGTTATTTTGCTGCATTAAATTATATTGAATCAGACATTGAGGTTTCTAAACATATTTTAGGGAATGCTCAAACAGGGTTTTCTGCAAGTAAACTTATTACCTTACCTAATGGTGAGCCTAATGATGAAGAAAAAAGAAATGTAGATAATAGATTACGCAAGACTTATAGTGGTGCTGATGGCAAAAAATATATGATTGCTTTTGTTAATGACATATCTAGGAAGCCTGTCGTAGATGATTTAGGTACAAGTGATTTAACCAAAGAAGATTTTGGTAGGATAGATTCTTTGATTCAAACTAATATTTTTAGTGGACATCAGGTTACTACTCCTTCCATTATGGGTATTGCAGAAGCAGGTAAGTTAGGAAGCAGAACAGAGATGCGTGATGGTTACGAGATATTTAAAAACACTTATGTTAATGCTAAACAGATGCACCTAGAAAGTGTATTTAATATGTTAGCTAAATTAAAAGGTGTTACAAGTGAGATTAAAATTATACCAACAGAACCAATAGGAATTGAGTTTAGTGAGCAAACAATAGTTTCAGTTGCTCCAAAAGAATGGGTATTAGAAAAGATAGGTATTGATATGACCAAATATGCACCTGTACAAGATGCAAGTGCACCTGCACAAACTTTATCTGTTAACGAGCATATCAAAGGTTTAAAAGGTCGTGAGTGGCAAAATATGCAGCGTATCATTCGTGAGTACACTAAAGGTAAGATTAACAGAGAACAAGCAGGAGCAATGCTTAAAACAGGATATGCGTTAAGTGATGAAGAAGTTAATACTTGGCTAGGTTCAGAAGAACTAGATGCACAATTTGCAGCACAAGATTTTGGAGTATTTATGGAGTTCGGTGAAGCAAAAGAAAGTTATAACATTTGGAAATCTAAAAAGCGTTTTAATGATGAAACAGACTTTTATATGTTTGCAGATGTTAACCAATTAGAATCAGACATATTAGACCAAATAGCAAAACAAAAGGATATAACACCTGAAGTATTGGCAGAGGTTTTAGATGAAAGTGTTGAAACTATTAATACAATTATAAAAGATTTAGAAGATAGAAAGATATTAAAGACTACTGAAACTAAAATAGGTAAGGGAATAAATAGCAACATTATAATTTCAAGGGAGTTAACACAACCATTGAGCAAGGCAGTTGGTGAAACAAAGCCGCAAACAACTGAAATTTTAGTTCGCTATTCTTATGATTGGATTGCAGGATTTAATAATAGTGATATAACTAATAGCAGACCTTTTTGTAAGGCTTTACTAGGTGCTAACAAACTATATAGCAGAAGTGATATTGAATCTATGAGTGCAAGATTAGGATATTCAGTTTGGGATAGAAGGGGAGGATGGTGGAATGATAACGGAACAATAAGTGAATCCTGCAGACACGAGTGGAAAACAAATGTAGTAACAAGAAAAAAATAAGAAATGTCATTAAATACATTATTCATATCTGTACAAGGTATAAAAGATAGAACAGGATTACACGCAAATGTAGATGAGAAGTTAGTATTGCCTGAAATAAAAACTGCACAGGATATGTATATACTTCCTACTTTGGGTAGTACACTATATAATAGATTACAAGCAGGAATAACTGCATCTAATTTAACCGCTAATGAAGTAATACTTTTAAATAATTACATAGCTGATTGTTTAATTTATTATGTTATGAGTGAGTTACCTATGGGGTTATCATATCAGTTTTATAACAAAGGTTTATTAAGAAAGTCAGGTGATAACACAGAGAACCCATCAATGCAAGATATGATTGATGTAGCAAACAGATATAGAACACGAGCAGAATTTTACAAGCAAAGAGTGATTAAATATTTAAGACAAAATAATACTTTGTTCCCTGAATATTTAAACTTTACAAGTGGTATTGATACCATAATACCTGATTTAGAAGGATACACTACATCTTTATATTTAGAGGATGATAATGTTTATGAGAATAAAAACCTAGCTGAAAAGTATCAAGGTAAAATAGGATGCTAATATGAGCAAAGAAGCGAACATTAAGAATCAAAATAAGCTAAAAGTTTATTTAGAAAAAACAAAAAAGAATGGCATTAACACTGAATCAAATAGTAAATCAAATAACAACATTCGGAAACAATCACGAGCAAATTAAGTTCGTTTATTTCGGTGATGTTTGGGAACGATTAAGCAATGGTGAGGTAACTTACCCTGCTATGTTTTTTACTTTAACTGATGCACAAATATTAGCAAAGCAAATACAATACAATTTCTCTATCTATGTAATGGATAGAATGCTAATGGAAGAAACAAACGAAACAGAGGTTTTAAGTGATATGACTTTAGTAGGTCAGGATATGGTTGCTGAATTAAGAGACCCAATTTATAATTGGATAGCAAGTGATAATATGCCAATAACCTTTTATACTGAAAGTGACCCTGATTATTTAGCAGGTATTAAAATAGATTTTTCATTAACATTATCTTCATTAAACGACACTTGTCAAATACCTTAAAATGGAATCTAAAAAAATAAATCAGTTAGCTACAAATTTAGCACCGCTTTCAACTGACCTTACAATAGTAGGTGACCCAATAACAGGGGTAAGTAAAAAGATAACCTTATCACAGATAGCTAATTTGTTTGCAGGGTCTATTGATTTTTATGCAAACCTTGCTGCATTTCCTGTAGCAGGAACTATTAATATAATTTATTGTGCAAAGGATACGCAGAAACTTTATTTGTGGTCAGGCTCTGCTTATGTAGAAACTTTCCCAAGTCAAGCGGTTTTAAATACTTATCAGTTATTAAGTGCAAAGGGAGTAGCTAATGGCTATGCAAGTTTAGATTCAGCAGGTAAAGTTCCTATTGCTCAATTACCTTCATCAATAATGGAGTACAAGGGTTTATGGTCAGCAGCAACAAATACACCAACATTAGCTAATGGAACAGGAGACACAGGTGATGTTTATATTTGTAGTGCAGCAGGAAGTGTAAACTTTGGAGCAGGTGCAATAACTTTTGCAGTAGGTGATTATGTTATTTATAGCGGAAGTATTTGGCAGAGGTCAAGCGGTGCGGTGGGTACAGTTACGAGTGTTGGCTTATCTTCTGCAACTAGCGGAGTTACAATAGGTTCATCACCAATTACAACAAGCGGAACAATTACCCTAGCTATTGCAACCGCAACGACATCACAAAATGGATTATTATCTTCAACTGATTGGGCAACATTTAATGCAAAGCAGAACGCTATAACGCTAACCACAACAGGAACAAGCGGAGCAAGTACATTAGTAGGTGCGACTTTAAATATCCCTAACTATGGTTCAGCATTAACAGGCTATGTTCCTTATACAGGTGCAACACAAGATGTTGATTTAGGTGCGTTTAAATTGAATGCTCAATCTTTACATATTAAAGGAACAGGAGGGAATGGTCATTTAGGATTAAAGCATCAATCAGCAAGTGCAACCGCATCGGCTAATGAGGTGTCTTTATTTGCTGATAGTCTTGGGGATTTAAGTTGGCAAAATGGTAACTTATATTTAAGCAAGTTTATTACATCAAGTAATACTGCTGCAAGGTCTTATACATTTCCTAATGCAAACGGAACAGTTGCTTTAACAAGTGATTTAGCAAACTATGTAGATTTAACTACTGCCCAAACAATAGGGGGTACAAAAACTTTCTCGGATGCTACTAAAAACAACGGAGGCATATTCTTACAAAATGCTTCAAGTAGTTCATTAGCAGGATATATGAATTTAGGTGGATTGACCAATGGAGTTAAGTTCACAAGTGGTGGTGGTATTAGTAATACTTTTACTTTGCCATCTGCAACAGGATATACTTTTACTTTTCCTAATGCAACAGGAACTTTAGCTTTAACTAGCGACATATCTTATCCTGTTACTTCGGTATTTGGTAGAACAGGAGCAGTAGTAGCAACGAGTGGAGATTATACAACTGCCCAAGTTACCGAAAGTGGTAATCTTTACTTTACGGATTCAAGGGCAAGATTAGCCATTAGCTTAACAACAACAGGAACAAGCGGAGCATCAACATATAACAACACAACAGGGGTATTAAACATACCACAATATGCAGACCAATTTGTAGGAACAGTTACTTCGGTAGCTGCTTTAACAATAGGAACAAGCGGAACGGATTTAAGTTCAAGTGTTGCAAATAGTACAACAACACCTGTAATTACTTTAAATGTACCAACTGCAAGTGCAACAAATAGAGGTGCATTATCAAGTGCGGATTGGAGTTCATTCAATTCAAAGCAGGGAACAATAACCTTAACAACAACAGGAACAAGTGGTGCAGCGACCTTTAGTTCAAACACTTTAAATATTCCTAACTATGGTAGTGCATTAAGTGGTTACCTACCATTAAGTGCAGGAAGTAGTTATCCATTAACAGATAATTTATATTTATCTGCAACTGATGGTAAATTAATAGGGGGAACAAGTACAGGAAGAATGGTTGTTGCAAACTCAACTCAAACTACTTATGGTATTTTTTATGGTGCAACTCATCCTACAGTTCCTTATGTAACAACATTTGTAAATAACTCTGCACTTACATTAACATTAAATGCAAATAATACTGCTACATTTAGTGGGGCATTGACAGGAACAAGTGCAAGTTTTAGTGATACAGTTACTATTAACAAAACAGGTGCTTCACTTTTAACATTAGGACAAGGGGGAACTACAAACGATTATGGAAGAATAAACTTTTATGGTAAAGGTACAGGTAGTGGGGTTAGTCTTATGTATATGCCAATATATAACACTCAAAGCGGTTCTGTTGTTTTAGTTGGTGAATTAGAAGTTGCTCACGAAGGTAGTTCAGTAGATAACAAATCTTATTTTTCATTAAAAGTACATAATGGAACATCATTAATAAACCCTTTATACATAGCATCCACAGGATTATCAACATTTACTTATGCAGATGCTTCTTACAATGCAGGTATAACAGTTAAAAACACAACTAATTCAGTAGGTGCTCAATCAAGAATAAATATATCCGATTCAGCTAATAATTTTTTATCATTAATTAAAAACCC